AAAAAACCCTAGAGATTTTACTTCTAGGGTTCCTTTGAGTTTTGGATTTTTAAGTTGTTTGCTTAACCATCCCACCCCTCTCGGAACCCTGCTGTAATCTCTGAACTGCGATCTCCATTATTCAATGGCGCAAACATAGACCAATAGGCTAGCGTGCCTAAATTGGGCTGTTGTTTCACTGTTGAATGTTTAATGAAGTTGCTGTTCATAACCTATATTGTAACTTAAATTTATTTATGTGTCAAACACATTGGATAAATTTATTTATACCTTTTTCAAAAAATCGTGTTTTGTTGTTTGAGTACTGATTGTAACAGTAAAACAAACTGTGTCAAGTTCTTTGTTGCCCAAAAGCTACACGTATAAATATTCAGCAATGTACATCAAAAACGCCAACGTAATCATTTTTACTGACTTTACACCAACACGGATATGGTCAAGAAACGCTGGCCCCTACAGAATTGCTACTGAGGTACGACAACACGGTTACACCTGTCAGGTCGTTGATTGTTTTACCAGTATGACAGAGGCTCAGGTTTTTGAGTTGATTGATGGTGCAGTCGGACCTAATACCTTGATGATTGGTATCAGTACTACCTTTGTACAGGCCAAGAATACCAACAACAACTCTGCTATGAAGCGATATTTGGACAGAGTAAAATCCATCAATCCAAATACCAAGATAGTCATTGGTGGATTCAAGGCACTGGCACGCATAGACCTGTCGTGGTACGCTGATGCCAAGATAACTGGGCTAGCAGACAGAGCCATAGTAGACTACTTGAAGTTTTTAGAAAACAAAAATCCATTTTTCACTTACACCGTGAATGAATTTGGACAGATTTGTGTAGATGGAGATAAATGTCACCCCTTGTTTGACTTTCAGAACAGTTTTATAAAATACGAGCCAGAAGACAACATTCTTGAGAATGAAACTATGGTCATAGAAATCAGTCGTGGCTGCATCTTTAACTGTAAATTCTGCTCTTACTCGCTGAATGGTAAACGCAAGAATGACTACATCAAAAATCCATCAGTATTGCGTGACGAATTTATCAGAAACTATGAAGAATACGGTATAACAAAATACATCTATAGCGATGACACACACAACGACAATACTTACAAACTCAGCACACTGGCTGATATTGTACAGAGTTTGCCATTCAAACTTGAATACTCTACATACCTAAGACTAGACTTGCTCAAAGCGCACCCAGAACAATATGAACTACTAAAAGCGGGTGGGTTGCGAGGAGCATTCTTTGGTATTGAAACACTGAATCACGAAGCAGCCAAACTGATCGGTAAGGGCATACGCCCAGAAGCAGCTATTGCGGAACTGCACAAAGTGCGAGAACAAATGCCCGATGTAGCAGTGACTACAAGTTACATCATCGGACTACCAAAAGAAACCAAAGAATCTATATATCAGTGGACCAATCAATTGATGGATCCAAACTTTCCCACTGATGGTATATCTCTGAATCACTTGAGTTTGACCAGAGGTTCTTGGAAAGTTCACAAGTCAACCTTTGAGATTGAAGCCAACAACTATGTCAAATGGAAAGAAGGGGATGATTATCACTGGATAGGTGAACATTTTGATCAACAGTGGGCAAAAGAATACACTCTACAACTCACAAATCAACTAGCACATAGATTTAAAATTGCAGGACTAGAAGTACACAGCGCTAGTCACGGTACTGATATGAATTTTAGCAAACAGTCAAGCATAGAATCTGCTATGCAGATTGACTTTTTACGAGACCATATCAGAGCACGTTATATTGAAAAATTAATCACAAACTAAAAAGCCCCTTTCGGGGCTTTTGTTTAACTGTTCAGTACTTTTGCCACTGAGTTCATTACCGCTGCAATACGCCCAATGTCACGCAAGTTCTCTACTGTGTAGCCTTCTTGCTTGAGTGTTTCGTAGTGTGCCTTAACACAGAAGTGACACTTGCCCACAATGCTTGCAGCCAAACTAAATGCTTCAAAGTTGCTCTTAGTTGTGCCACCATGATTGGCGATAGCGTTCATACGCAACTGAGCCGGCAAGCCGGATAGGCTTGGGTCATCAGCCATTTCAACGTAGGGATACCAAACGTTGTTTTGGGCCATGATGCTTGCGGCAGTCATTGCGGCTTCTGCGTGTACAGGAGCATCTGCTAACAGAATACTCAGGACTTTACCGTTGCCAGTTGCAGCCAGGGCGGCTACTGCACAGCCCATGGCCACATCTGCATCCAATGTGCTACGCAGTAGGACAGCGTCAAGATTTAACTTGGTGTCCTTTGCGTAGTCTGGCAACGCACTTTTAACGGTGTCGTTGAATGCCATTATAGTGTTGCTCCGCCTACTGTACGGTTGCAAGCACACAATTCGCCAGTTTGCAATGCGTCAAGAATACGCAGAGTTTCTTCTGGGCTACGACCAACATCCAAGTTGTTGACTGTAACGTGTTGGATAACGTTTTCTGGGTCAACGATGAATGTTGCACGAAGTGCTGCACCTGCTGGAGCATAGAATACTCCCAACTGTTCTGCCAAGCTCAATTCACCACGTTGTGTGTCAGCAAATTGGGTGTGTGTGATCTTTTGTAGATCAGGATGTGCTTTTTGCCAAGCCACTTTACAGAACTCGTTGTCTGTTGAACCTGTCAATAGAACTGCATCACGGTCTTCAAAGTCGCCGTTCAGCTTGTCGTAGGCAACGATTTCAGTTGGGCATACGAATGTAAAATCTTTTGGATAGAACACGATGACCTTCCATTTGCCTTCAAAGCTCTCGTCTGTGATTGTGAAAAATGCGTCTTCGGGTTGTCCGGGTTTGACGCCTGTAACTGCAAAACTTGTGATTTTATCGCCGATTGTTTTCATGTTTAACTCCTTTGTTTGAAAACTGTGATTAGTGTTTTTACTAACTACACTATATTATATATGCTATAGAAATTGAAAATCAATAGGGTTTTCCTATAATTGTTCCTATCTCTGTTTTAGTTTTTATCAATCGAGTTCGTAGTCATGTTCATTCTCTGCTTCCCAAAGTTCTTCGATCCAACTGCCTTTCTCATCGTATGCTTGATAGTAGATTTCGTTGGGCGCAAGGATGCGGAAACTGGTTGGATACTTCAACAGGGCCACAGTAAGCTCGTGTTCATCTAACAAGTCACAGATAGCCCAACTGCTACTACAGGCACCAGTGACTTCTTTTATCTTGCTGTGTTCGAACTCTCCAGCTTTTAATGCGTCCCACATCCGACCGCCCCAGCTCATAATAATTCTGCCGGCTCTGCGTTCTGGATGTTTTAACCATGCGTCCGCAATTCTCAACTTGGAAATAGTAGCATTGTTTTCTGAATCAATGGTTAGCTTACACTTCTTAAACTTGATGCTGCCCTTGGTCTTGTCATTATCGGGCGTTTCCTTGGTGCTCCAAGGCATTTCAGAAGTAACGTGATTGACGTAAAACGTGACGCCATGTGCTTTAACGACCCACATAGGTATGGTCGGATCTGCCAAGTGTCCTTTGTTAAAGTGAAACACTAGGTCTTTACAAGCATATTCAATCTATTGTTGTGTCATTTTAATCTCCTTTGTTATGACAAAAATATTTATTCACCGTCAACTATGGCGAAAATGTCTTCTTCTTTGATTACCAAGAGTTTTTCACCCTCTACTACAACACTGATGGTTGCATTGGGGTTATAAATCACTACGTCACCTTCTGCGACTGACATTGGCATATTGCCGCCGCCTTCGATGGGTCTGCCATTACCAACTTTAATCACAGTGGCCTTGAAAGTTTCATCTGGTAAAGATGGTAGAACAAATCCACTGGCTGTGACGTTTACTGGTTCAATCTTTTTAACTAGAACTCTGTCGTGCATTACTTGCATAATAACCTCAATATATGGTGCGCTAGGCGAGAATCGAACTCGCGGTACAGAGGTTTAGAATCTCCTGCTATGCCACTTAGCTACTAGCGCAGATTTTTATTTTAGCTTAGGGTCTGTGCTTTTGTCAAGCTCTTCTGGTGTAGCAAAACGTGCGGGTTCTGTGTGCCAGCTAAACCATCCCAAGTTTTTCCAATACTTGGCAATCAAGTTGTTGATAACAATGATGCCGATTGCCACAATGACAAAGCCCAACATTGTTAAAATACTGCCAGCCAAAAAGACTGCTGCCTGATCCATATCCATTTTTTTTCCTCGAATTAATTGGTACGCCGAACAGGACTCGAACCTGTGACCAATGGATTATGAGTCCACTGCTCTAACCAACTGAGCTATCAGCGCAACATAACTGTATTATATACTAGTTTGCTCTCAGTGTCAAATTTTATCTACGTGCTCTGCCCAAATTGGTTGGTTCAGTACGTTTAGCACGATGTGGGGCTTTGACTACATCAGCACTCATACTAGTTCCCGGTGCTTTTAGTTTCTTGACTGGTTCGTCAGATACGCTTGGACTTGGCTCTATGTTAGATTTGGTTTTCTTGCCCTTATCACCCTTGTTTGGTGGAATAATCATAAAGCCCGGACGATTATTGCCAGCGATGTGACTGGGTGCGTGATAGTCAAATTCGAAATCCAAGTTACCAAAAGGCTTGCTGGTAACTGCTAATTCACCTGCTGAGGTGATATCTACGTGACCAAGCTGACAATTCATCTGCTTGATCATATCGTTCATAATATCTTTGTACTGTTGCTTGTTTGGTCCACGTTTGACCATAAACTCAAAGCTCTTGCCCAAACTGTAAGTGATGATGTTTGCAGCACCATTGATATTATCGTGGTCATAACTTGCACGACCAGCAATGCCTGGTTTGGGTTTGTTTGCATCTAATCCCAAATAGTATTTGTGATCGGCTGGCATACCAACATTAGTGCCCCAATGTCCTGCCTGCGATGCTGGGAGAATTAATTCCAAGAATCCCTTATAGTCAAGACCTTTGAGTGCTTTTTTCAACAGAGCCTTGAGTTCGTCAAAAGATTCAAACTCTCCACCCAAGATATCAACATAGCTCAGATATTCTGGAGTTTGATTGAGTGCGGCTGCGTAGCAAATACGGTCAACAACTTTGCCTTCTTGCTTGCTGGCTGTTTGCCAAACTTTAATTCCATTGTGAAACAGTTCTTTCTTGCCCGCATCTGTTAGTGTTAGATCGTATTCATCTAACAGACTACCAAGACTGTTCATACTAGTACCGCTGCCGCCCAGTGCTTTAACACTGTAACGAACTTGACCGCCAACAGTAACGTCAATTAGTTTTTCATTGCCTGCTGGGAAGTTAATGTCTTGACCATCTTGTGCCAGAGCCAATGGAGCAAGAATTTCACCAAAGTCCTGGCTAATCATACCACGTACCGGATTAATATACTCAGCGCTTTCAGGAGTCAATTGTCCTTGTCCACGTTTCATAGCAATGTCTACGAGTTCGATCAGTGCATTAGCAATCTTTTCATTCTTGACGTGGTCTTTGACTGCCTTCTTAGTAGCAGTGGCTAATTCTTCACGATCTGAATACGTACCAGCCATACCCAATTTAACAGGGGTCAAGTCTTTGCGATTCAATACTAGATCACCAGCAGCGCCAGTGAATTTTTGTGCCACGTTAACACCACGCAAAACGAATGTGTAACGTTTGCCTCTGCCAGAATAACTGTAGATATCAAACTTACCGCTTGACATAGCCTGTAGGTCTGTTAGGTCTGGGTCCATAGTTAGACCAAGACCCTGTGCTGCCTGTGCAAGTTGTGCGGGACTGACATTGCTCAAACGAAACAATGGTAAACGTCCGCCCTTTTTACTGTATTCTGGGTTTGGATTTTGAACTCCTGCCTGTTTTAACCAAGCAATCAGTGCAGGGTTTATTGCAGTGTATTCAGCCTTATCAGCGTAATCAGGTTCTTGACCAGGGTTCATTGGATCGACTTCGGCCAAGCGGTCGAATTCTTCTGCTAGTTGTTTCATTTGATCCTCTGTGGATTCAGTGTTGTTAATAAGGTTGATTAGTTCTCGCATACCGTATTTATTAGTTTTTGGCGAAGCGCCAGTCCTTGTCTAGCCACGTAAACAACAGTTCTTCTTGCCTGACGTGTCCGTACTTGTTCAGACTAGCCATAGCGCTGTCACTGATTAGATTTTTGTCTGCTAAATCGAACCAGCTGGTTGCTGCGGGGTCCATGGGTTCCAAGTTCTTGTAGACTGCAAAGTGTATCCAAGCATAGTTTGGCATTGCGTAGATGTAACAATCTCTGCAATCAAACCCATTCACAGCCAACATATACATCAGATTACAGATATTGTAAGTGTAATAACATCCGCTGAAACTGCGAGTTTGCAATCTGTTGTAACTGTAGGTTGTATGAATGGGCACACTCAGACACAGCATACCATTGGTATTCATCTGACGATTCCAATGTGCCAATGTTTCAAGTGGAGTAGTACTGAATTGAAAGCTATCGTGACTCCACAACAGGTCTACTTTTCTGGGTAATGGCACATTGTTGTAGTCGTATTGAAACGGACGTATGTTGGGGTTTTCTTCCCACAATGATTTCTCAACTTTGCTTAGGTCTTGATCAACTGCGTAGACTACGTAGTTGTGTGGCTCGGGTGGGTCGTCACGTGTTGTTAACTGTGCCCACCATTTTGCATCAAAGCCTGCGCCGCAGCCCATATCCGCAATGACTTGTAGACTATCTAAAAAGCTGTCGTATTGATACAGCATATTCAGCATATCCAGACTGTGCTCGTGACTTTCTTCTGCGTTTTTAAACACTGATATCCTCCATACCTGCTGTGCGTAGTCGTACTACGTGACCCAGCATAAAGTTTTTGCTTTCGATGCCCTTCATAACACCCAGCCATTTGTTACGCAACAGTGCAACTTCGTTAATGATTGTTTCCATATCAATAACTTCATCTTCTGCTTCTGCGTATTTCTCAGCATCACGACTGGTCAATGCTCTATTATAGGCTTCTAGGTATTTCTTGTAATGCTTCTGACGAATTTTTCTCAGTTGCAAATTCAAATAGTTAAGCACTGCTTCAATCTCTTGTAATTGATTGAAACGATACTCAGTGATACCTGGAAGATTACTCAAGGACTTTTCTACGTTGCCACTGATGGCAATTTCACTCTTGGCTGAGATAAGCTGCTTATCATAGTAATCTATGAAATTTGGAATCTCGCTTAAATCTGCTGTAACTTTGTTATACCACATTGTCTAATACCTCTGGAAGCCATGTAAATGTTTTGCGCCAATCTAAGTTTCTGCGTCTGTCAATCTCATCAAGATACTGTCTGAGTTTTTTCAAATCTGCAAGATTTTTCTTGCTACTTGCTATCTGCATTCTAACACCTTGCATATACTTTGCGATCTCTTGCTGTTGCCAAGTCTCTGTGGGCAAAACTGCAAATAGCTGTTCAAACTCTGGTTCAAAGAAATCGCCAAAGATATCTGGATTCAGATAAGATGGATCGTTGACTGAAATCAAATAGTGCCCAATCTCACGTTGTTGTCTGAATTCGTTGATATAAACAATCAAGTCTTTCATTGTGGGGATAGACAGTGCAGATATTACCTGATTGATGTTCAATGTAATCCACTTTTCTTTGACCAAGAACTCAAAGTTCTCACGCCATTGTGCTAAGGCTAGCCCGTGTCTGATATATTCCTGTTCTGTTCCCCAGCAATCAATACTAGCAGTCAGGTCAAATCGTTTGATTTTTCGCTGTGCAACTAGTTGTTTTATCTTTGCTATGTGAGCCTTGAATTTATCGGGAGCAATCATCAAATTGCTGACCACATTAAATTCTAGATTGTG